ATTGCAGAGACGGAGGAAAACGCACCACCGCCACCACCAACCGCGCCAATTACGCTTGTTGCGGTTGGCCTTGCGCCACCAGCGCCACCGCCAATGACCCTGATGGTGCTTCCAGCATCGGTCCAGTCAGCCGGAACCGTCCATGTGGTTCCGCTGGTGAGGATAATTGTCGCCATCAGATCACCTCATCCAGACCCAATGGCCCTCGCTTACGCGATGCGGATGATGGCGTTACTGGCGTCGGCGGCAGGGAACACGATGGTGAAGTTGCCTGCGGTGGCGGTCTTGTCAGATCCGAACGCAAGCACGCACACCGCCTTGTTGGAGGCCGTGGTGTTGTAGATCAGCGCGCCGTTGGCCGTCAGGGTCACGGTCGAGAACGTGAGGTCGGCAAAGTCGGTGAACGCCGTGGTGCCAGACGAGGTCGGGGTGACGCTAGTCAGGAAGCTGCCGCCAGCAGTGTAGTTGGTGCCGGTCACTTCGTTGGTGGTGCTGTAGGCCGTCGTGGTGGCGCCAAGGGTGGCGCTGCTGGTAAACAGCGCCAGCTTGAACACGTTGGAGGCTGTGGTGAAGTTGTGAGTGCCTGTCATCAGCTCAACCTTGAAGCTGGTGCAGAGGGCCTGAGAGATAGCCATTATGAGTTCTCCTAAGATAAACGCATATGCGTTTATAGGGTGACGATGATATCGGCAATCTGCGGGGCTTCAGCCCGCAGCTTGGCTGCGACGGTCATACGATCTGACCTCACAGCCTCAGCCATGTAGTGCCGGATCAAAGTGCGAAGACTGTCCTGAAACTCAACAGCCTGAGCGCGGATGGCGGGAGGAGCCGTGTCTGCAACGGAGATGATCCGACGCAGGAGAAGCTCAGAAACCTCATCGATAGAATGACCACGATTGTTCGTGGTCATCACCGTTACGTTGCCGACTTCGGGGCTAGCGCTGTGTCCAATCATGACGGAACCTGCATCCTCTTTGTGCCGTTACGGAAGCTGTCACGCTCATCCAGACCTTCACCAAGAAGCTGGAAGGTGGAGAGGGCTTCCTTGTAGCGGTTATCATAAAGCTGGATGAGGTCAGCGTCACCCTTAAGGAAGATGTATGATTCAAGAAGGCAAGCTGAGAGCAAGATGCTCTCAAAGTTGTCTCCGATCCAAGATGTCCCGGCACTGACAATGCTGTCTGGTTTAGCGTGATAGTTCAGTTCGACCGCATAAGACGCATCTGGGGTAGGCCCAACGATGAACGTGGTCTGGTCAAACAGGGCATAGCACTTAGGCAGACCCGTCACCGTAGGCGACGGGTAGGCTTCCCTCATGAAGCTAACCTCACGGGGCAGCAGGAAGGTGTACTCACCGCCAGACACAACAGACATGCTGGCAACAGACAACATGCCTGATGGAACACCAAGATACTGATTGTTGATGGTCAGTGCTCCGGTGGAGTTCCTGCGCTCCACCGGGGCTTGAACTGACTGGTAGATCCTATCCTCAGCCTGCTGGATAATCACATCGATGTTGTTCTGAAACACCGTGTCATTGTACTGAAGATAATCTTCAATAGCCGATACAAGCTGAGTATAGTTTAGGGACATGGCTTACACTTCACCAATGAACTTGGTGCCACGCTGAGCGCAGCCAGCACCACGAACCTTGCCACCCTTGGCCATCTTGGTCATGCCAAGCGGCTTCATCATGTTGGTCGGCTTGGCACCGCTGGCCTTCGCACGAAGCTGGCCCTTCATGCCATCCTTCTTCATGCTAGCGCCAGTCGCCGTGGTCGGGCGGATGGGGCCAACAGTCTTGGTGCCGGGAAGGGGCTGCATGCTACCAAAAGTAACCTTGCCACCCTTGGCCATCTTGGCCATGCCGCCCTTGGCGTAGCCACCCATGGCCATCGCAGTGGGCTTGGGACGCAGGGCGGGCTTCATGCCGTCCTGAGCCGTTGAGACGCCGCCGCCCATGGCCATGCCGCCACAAGTCACGCCGCCCTTCTTCAGGCCCTTCATGCTGCGCTGCTTGTCGTGCTTGGCGTCAATCGGGGACTTCTCATAAGCCTTCTTGGACATGCCGTACTTCTTGGCCAGCTTCTTGTCCTGAGCCATGTCCTTGGCAGTGCCTTCAAAGGCTTCAGCCTTGCCACCCTTGGCCATCTTGGCCATGCCCCCGCTTCGCATACGGTCATTGGGGTTTTTTGCGCGACTGGCCGAGTCAGCATCGCGGGCGGTCTGAAGAGCCTCCGACTCTTCAAGGCCCAGTTCATTCCTAAGAACTGTCGGGAGCAAGCCGCCCATGGCCTGAGCGTCAGCAAGGTTGGATGGCTTGCGGGACATTACCCGGCGGGCTTCAGGATCTTCTACACGGCCCTCATAGAAATCCCAAGGCCGCCCACTCGGAGCATTTGGCCCGCCATAAGGGCCAAGGCCCCCAGCCTTGTCAGGATTCCCGCGAGGCCGGGTGCCGCCAGCGTCACGAGACACAGACATGGCCTTGCGAGCGGCTGCCTTCCTCTTTGCTGCGGCGGCGTCCTTATCGCGCTTGGCTTGACGAGCGTTGTACGCAGCGCGCTCAGGGCTTGTGTCAGCCGCCTGCCTTTCCATCTCCAAACGAGCGCGGGCCTCGTATCCGGGCGGCAGCTTGAAGTTGGGATTGCGCTTCTGGTTGGCCGCAATGATCTCGTCCATCGTCATCGGACCGCCATCGGCGTAGCCCTCGACCATGCCGCCCTTCTTGAGCTTCTGGGTCTTGGTCTTAGCAGCAATGCTGCTCTTCTCAAGTCGGCCAATGCCACCGGCAGCGCCGCCGGTCATGTCACGATAGGATGAAGCAGACACTTTTCCACCTTTCTTCATTGCGGGACCACGGGGCATAGCGCCCATGCCGGGTCCACCCATTGGCATACCTCCAGAGGCAGGAGGCGGGCTTGACTGCCGAGCAAGAGCCGCACGATCAGCAAACTGTTGCATTGAAGCGCCCATGGCGGGGTTAGCCATCTGGCCCATGCCCATCATTGCGTTGGGAAGGCCCTGAGACATTCCGCCGGGGCCGCCAAGGAAGCCTCCCCGAAGAGGACCAACGCTCTGGGCAAATCGAGCGCCGTCAGGACTGAAGGCTTGGGGACCAAACGACATGCGGGGCGCGCCGCCAGCGCCCTTGGGCGGGCCAACGGGCAGCGTGGTGACGCGACCGGGGCCGCCGGGGGCCATGCTGCCACGGCTCACGCCACGACTACGATCAACCGGCATAGGGCCGGACATACCGCCCATGGCCATCTTCTTGGTCTTCTTCATGCTCTCTACTTCCCCACCATTCTTCATCTTGCCCGAGACACCCGCTACGGGGGTGACGGGCGAGGCTACGGGACGCACCCCAGAAGGCGTGCGCGGGTCAATGTTCTGGCGGGAAGCCGGAACAGAGTGAATATCTCCACCAAATCGGTAGTTGCGTTTGTTCATGTCGGGACCCCATTGATGTAGACAGTCGCGGTTCCAAGATCGCTAGTCATGTCCAAGGAGGTACTGTCCACATCAACTGTGGTGACACCCACGATCTGGACAAAAGCCGTGCCGACATAGCCGATCATATCCACTGCGTTGTTGCCCACGACGCCAGCGATGTTAGTCACACCCGGAGTGTTGAAGCTGTTGACCCCTTCAATAGGCGTCCAGCCAAACAGCGCACGGCTCACGGTCTGTGAGGTGTCGGGGCGCGGATTACGCAGGGCAATGGGATCGAGGACGGGATACTTGCCAAGCTGAAGCTGAGGCTGATCCACATCCAAGCAGCTTGGGCAGACGCGCAGGTCAATCGGGCGCTGGTTGTAAATCTGCTTCTTTAGGACTTGCAAGGGATAGCGTTGAGCGCAGCGGTCGCAGAACCCAAAGGCGCGTTTGCCTACTGCATACAAAGGCATCAGACACTAATCCATGGCACGAAGCGCACCGAGGCGCGGTCGCGATCTTCCGCTGCCGCCAGCTCAAACTGCTCTTCATAGATCTGCTTCAGGGAGGGGATGTTAGCCCTCACTTCAGCGTTGGGGGATTTCAGCGCCACATAATAGGCGAGACCGGCCACGAGGGCGGGGACGAACCGGAAGGGCACGTCCATGGTATTTGCGGCACTGGCTCCAGTGTCCTGCATACGGCGTAGCCGCCAATACACAACACTATAGGCTTGATCCGGCACGGGCCACAAGGTGAATTGCGACTGCTGGGGCGCTGTGCCGTTGGGTTCGGATGCACCAAGACGCTGGATATAACACTGCACCGGGCGACCCTGCGTGGTCTTGTTGGGGATCTGGGCGTAGGTGGAGACGCTGATGCGCTCCAGATTGTAGTCCGTGGGCTGAGTGTTGTTGGTCAGCCTCACAATCTGCTCGATCATGTCGATGGTGTCGAGCGGCAGCAGATAGGTTGCTGTGCCGGGCGTCAGAACCACTGGTTCCATCTGCTCGATGGTCCAGAGGTTCAGACCACGGTTGGCCCACTCCATCGTCAGGAAGTTCAGGCTGCGCCGCGCAGAACGCATCTGAAAGCCGGTGCGGAGATCCATACCGGCACGCTCAAACGCCTCCTCAGCAAGTTCCTGAATGTCAAAGTTGAGGGTAGCAGTGCCGGAAGTTGTCATTAGACCATCCGCCCCTTTGTTTTGCCCTTGGTTGCCGCCCCACATCCGCGAACCGCACCGCCCTTCTTCAAACCCTGCATAGGCGGCAGGGGAGACATTCCGGTGGGCTGTGTGGCCATCGTCGTGACGGCGTTGGATACGTCCATCTGCTCGCCAGCGGTGACACCGCCGCCATCAGCAAAATAACCCATGCGCTTGAACTTCTGCTTGATGTTGGGCATCCCGGATGATGGCCGGAACTTCTTTAGTGCGTCCTTGCTCATCACTTAGACCTTTCCACCAAACGGTCGATCTTCTCTTCAAGACGGTCGAACCGGGCCATGACCTGACGCGAGTTTTCGCCCAGATCATTCTTGGTGGCGTACTCTCTGGCCACCTCAGTCTTGTGTTCAGAAAGGTTTTTCTCAAGGCGGCGAAGATCGCCAAAAGCGGCCTTCAGGAACATTCCCACGATGGCCGTGAGGCCAGTAAGGATGAACTGCCAGATGATTTTGGTATTCTCGTCCATCTCAGCAGTTCCACGCCCGCAGGCTCTTGTTGATACGAGAGTTGGGGTCGTTGGCGGTCTTGGCCGAGGTCAGCTTGCTTTTCATGCCTTTCATGCGGGCACAGAAACTGTCTCGACGGGCACCGCCCTTGGGCTGGGGCGCTTTCAGTCCCGGCTTGCCGGGGTTGGCTGCGTTGTAGGAGGCTCTGCCCTTGGCGTTGAGGCCACCACTAGGGTTTTTGCCTTCCTTGCGTGTCCACGCCGGAGATCCGGTTTTGCCTTTCATCGCACACCTCTGAAGGCTTTGACCTTGGCCGCTATGGACTTTGGTTGTTTCACAAACTGCTTTCCCTTGGCCTTTCCTGCCCGCTTTGCAGCGGTCGTGGAAGCGTACTCAGAGGGGGAAAGAGATTTGATGGCTGCCGCCGGGAGATACCTCTCCCCGGTCTTGGACGAAGGCTTGCCGGACTTGGTGCGCCAGTCCTGCTCCGTCCAAGCCTTGAGGCTCTTCTGCGGGGACTTCATGACTTGTAACCCCCGCCACTTGCCTTGTACTGCTTGGCCAGCAACTGCGCCTTGCGGGCAGACCACTGACCAGCGGCAGTGCCTTGGGTTGAGGAGCCTTTGATCTTGTTGAACAAAGACTTCCTCATACCGGGCTTGGTGTAGTTGCCTGCGGCGTTCACCTTGGAGCCGGTCTTGCCCTTCATGGCGTTAACCGTAGAAGACAGTGCAGGTCTGGTTGGCGGCAAGAACAGCCTGAATGCCACCGCGAGCAAGAATGCCCTCACCGGGAAGCAGAAGAGAAGCGCCGTTGATGCTGTTGGTGTCTACGAGCAGCAGGACATTTAGGTACGCCGTCACGTTGCTGGTCCCGATGGAGCCGGAAGCCGCTGTGGTGACAGTGAAAGTGTTGGCGGTGACGCCAGTGACCTGATAAAGGCCGTCCAGTGCGCCGCCGCTTGTAAAGTCCAGATACACCCACTGGTTTGCGTAGAGACCGTGATTTTCGTAGGTCACGGTCACCACGGTTGTGGTGCGGGTGTAGGTGGCCGACACACTTGCTGTGTCATAGAAATATGC